AATGATTAGTCTAATGCTGTTTGCCTTTTTGGCACTTTGTTCAACACTTCTACTTCCTGAAGTGAATGAACCCGTTTTAGCTGTTGGATCGTACTTTCTCGATTCTTCAGTGTATGTTTGTCGCGGTATTTTCTCCGCGATATCTTACTCTTTGTCTGAGTTACCTCTCTTTGTTCTAGAAATAGTAAATTTTTGGGATAACCTTCCAGGTAACTTGATCTATTATTTTACAATCTTTGTGGACCACTTGCATAGCTTAGGAATTCCAGCCACTTTAAGGAATTACTGGGCAAGTACTTTTGCTTGTGAGGTACCACAGACCTTTTTCTTCGTAATGACCTTTAGTCAAACTAGGTACTGTTATTTAGTTAACAAATTGTATCGAGTGGAACCTGTCTACTCTACTTTTGATATCTGCCTTCTTTGTTTAATATGTCTTTCTGTTTTTATTTTCACATACTTTTACTCTGGGATATGTTTTCGTACCAGAGTTCAAGAAGTTTGTATGAAGTTATTGTCACGTTTTACACACCTTCCTCAACAGAACCCCGAACATTTGCGTTCACAGTTTACTAGCTTACAATTTTCTCGTGTTAAACCCTCTGCAGGTCACACTCATGCACAAAGTGCTTGTGACCGCACAGTGGCCTCTACTTTCATTGATCGTTTAGGACCTTTGGTTGGACTGAGCTCATATTTTGTACAGCGTTCTAGAACTGATGAGCGTAAGAATCGTCTCGGCAGTAGAGTTCAGTTTTGGACAAAAGATTTGAATGTTCAAGCTCAAGAGTTTAATCCTCCTGAACATAGTCTTTTAGCTATGGTTGATGTTGACCAATACGTGGACATGCCATCTTTCTTATGTGATAACTTTCGCCCATGTGTGTTATACACCTTTCAACCCACCCAAGTAGCTCGCACTGCTCCTGAATACTCGTTCACGTTTAACAAGTTGAATGAAGTTGAGTATCGTGTCACTGGTGGCGGTTTGTATCAACACCGCGTTTGGAATTACAGTCATGATAATATTATGGTATACAAGTCGTTTTTCGGTATACCTTACAAAGCTGCTACTTATGGCATTGATAGACGCATCACCTCCCAAGATCACGAGTTGGTGCTGTTAACTCCTCTTTCTATGTGGTTTGGTTTGTTTGCCCTTTTCGCCCGGGTCCTGTTATTTGGACGTTCTTTGTTACGACTTAATGTTGTTCATGGTGCTTTTATGCGATTAAAAGTACACGCCATGAGCGGCTTTGTTGTATCAACCGGAAAAGTTGGTGAATATGCCCAAGCTACAGTTCCCATAGAAGTTGATGACACGTGCAAGACTATTGCGGAGACTTCCAAATATGATTTTACCTTACCCCAAGCTGTATCACTTGCTGATGGCGACAAAACTGCTGGTGCAATTTTAATGCACTGGAATCGTGCGCTCGTTAATGGTTCATTAGACGAGGCACTTGAATCCGTTAAACCAGATGTCGTTTGCCCTATTAGTGATTCCATACGCTTGTACCATTTTGATGTGCCCACTTATGACCCTGCGGATAAACCCATCATCACTCCTTTTATGTCCCCACTTCTTGGTGATTGTTTCGTTCCTGCCAACTCTTTGACAAATATTGAGCATGGCGTTCAAGAGAGAATTGAAAACGTTAAACCAGGTAAGTTAGTCATGACCCCCTTTTTGTATCAGGTCATGCAGGAGTTTGTTGAATTTTTAATCCCTGAACCTAATATCATTGACCCTGTCGACCATGACTTCTTGTTTGATCAACAAAATAAACCCACACAACGCCGAATCCTAGAGACATTATTGCCTGGTGATTATATTAAGCGTGTGGTTCAAGCGTTTGTCAAGAAGGAAACATATGGTGAACTGAAGGCTATGCGACTCATTTCTCAGATTTGTGGGAATGATAAGTCAGCGTATTCATTGTTTATTTATGCGTTCACAGAACAGGTTCTAAAACATCAACCTTGGTATGCTTTTGGTAAAACTCCCCAACAGATTGCTTGTCGTGTTGCGGAAGTGTGTGGTTTAGCCCTTGAGGATGTGGCGAATTCTGATTTTTCTAAGTTTGACGGACATGGTGCAGACTTAATGCGTGAATTGGAATCTATGACACTCAATCGTGCTTTTCGACACCAATATAAGGAAGAAGTTCTAAGATTACACCGAACCCAATATGGCCTAAAAGCTTTTGTTAAGTGCCCCGAGTTGACCGATACAGTTTATTATGACTCTGAGGAAGCGCGCTTATCTGGCTCACCCGAAACTTCAAGCTTCAATGGTGTTACTAATGCATTTGTTAGTTATTTAGGTTTCAGATTAAATCGCTCTGATGGAACGAGCCTTAGCCCCTTGGAAGCCTGGAAGAAGCTTGGGGTGTATGGCGGCGATGATGGTTTAACTGCAGATGTACATAAGTCCAATTACATGCGTGCAGCACAAATGATAGGTCAAGTTTTAACCGTTGATAAGGTCAAGAAACACTGTTTAGGAGTAAAGTTTCTTGCTAGAGTTTATTCACCTGATGTCTGGTCCGGAGATACTAATACTTGTTGTGATCTCCCTAGACAACTCACGAAATTGCATACCACAGTACAATTAGGAAAAGGTATTACCCCGTTGATGAAACTACTGGAAAAATGTCGTTCATATTGGTTGACTGATAAGAATACACCGATTCTTGGCGACTTTGTACGTAAAGCCCGATATCTGCTAAATGGCGAGTTTGTTGAAGACCCCAAATTAGCTCCAATGAAATCGTGGTTGTCGAACTTTTCTGGTGACTCACAATACCGTAATGAACCTGCGACCTGGATGGAAGAATACGTCCAAGAAGTCATGCCTACTTGTGATTTTCCCCGGTTTATGATTTGGTTGGAAAAAGCTACTTCATTGCAATATTTGTTGACACCTCCGTTGTTACAGGAACCACAGGAAGCCAAGCCTAAGAGCCCCGTGGTGATTAATGGAGATCTTGTCGGTGATAAACCCCCAGTAAAACCCCAGGATAAACCCCGAGAGCCGAGAAAGCCTCGTGAAGGTGGTGGTCCGCGTGAAGATTTTGAAACTTTTAAGGCTAGGAAAATGGCCGAAGGTACATGGGTTGATAAGAAAATCCCTGCAAAACCACGCGTTGTTGCTAATGATAGATATAAGAAGCCAGACAAAGATAAACCCCAGGCCAGCGAAGCCACGAGACCTCCTAGGGAGGCCGTGAAGCCTCGTTGGTAAATCCTGGATGCCGCTTGTTAGGGGGCTCGCTTGGGAGCCCTAGTTTATTGAAAATTCCTTTTCCATTCAAGTTTTATACTAACAAACGATGAATACACAAACTAAACAACAACAAAAATCCTCTACAGTGAGCAAGAGCGCTCGTCGACGTGCAAATCGACGCAAAGCTGCTGCTCCGTCACAGAAGGTTTCACAACGACCCCGCCGTCAGCGTCGACCCCGTGGAAATCCCCGATCAGCCTTTATGGCGAATGATGTTCAGTTGCTGCCAAAGAACATGCGCAACGATCCATTCGCCGGTGGTTGGGAGGATAATTCCGGGATGCTTGGCATTGGTGATACGCGATCAATCCGTACCACTAAGCGTGACATGGTCATTGAAGAAACTGAATATATTGGCGAAATTGTGGTGGCTAACCAACCCAACTTTAACAATGTTGCTTTTCCTATTAATCCTGGACAAGCAACAACTTTCCCATGGCTCTCAACAATTGCTAAGAATTTTGAGAAGTATCAGTTTGAGAAACTAGTCTTCTTTTACAAGAAAGAAGTTTCTGAATTCGCCACAGCTGGCCAAACTGGTAAAGTCATCTTTATGGTAGATTTTGATGCCTCTGATGCTCCGCCCACAACAAAGCAACAGATGGAAGACACAATCCCACATGCTGACGCCATGCCATCTCAGTCTTTTTCCTTGCCTTTGGCTCCACGTGATCTTGCGCCCCGAGCGAATGAAGCCCGATTCATTCGTGTTGGTGGTCTCCCTGGAAACTCAGACATAAAGACTTATGATGTTGGAAACCTCAACGCTGCAACCATAGCTGTCCTTGCAAATGGAGCTGTTGGTGAATTGCACGTTGGTTATCGTGTGAGGCTGATTAAGCCTGTGCTTGAAAGCACCAATTCTGCCCCTGCCAATAATCAAGTGGCTATGTTCACATCAACAGGCAACCAAACTCTTACCACAACTGTTCAAACGGTATCTTTGAACGGCACTGCTCTCGCTAACGGACTTGCTATTGTTAATACGGCTGGTTCGTTCGTACCACCTCCTGGCAATTACAACATCGACTATTCTGCTAAAGTCTCGGATTCTGCAAATGAAGCATTTCAGTTCTCGACTACTATTAACAAGAATGGTGTGAATGTTTACCCGATATTCTTTCCACAGTTTATCGATGGCACAGCCTTAGGTGCTACTGAAACTTTGACGCTTTCAGGCTCAATTTTCGTGACTGCAAATGGTACAGACGCTTTTACTGAAGTTGTAACTGCGACTGGTGCTGCTGGTGTTTTGACGATGTCCTCTTCTATACGTTTTACTGCTGTTTAGGAAGCAGTTGACCATGCCGCGAGGGTGCCCGCGGGATAATAACCCCCTATGTACTCATATCCGTGAATCTGATTGAGCTAGCCAGGGCTGCTTGGGATTTAACCCGTAAAGCTATCCGAAGATGGGTAGTCAAGCGCTCCAGGTTTTCGATATAGTTCTCTCTA